AGGTTCGCATACGTCCCCTTCATCGCCGGGCTTTCGGCCACGTTAATCCCCCTCGCCGGCAGGCCCAGTTCGCGCAAACGGTCAAGCACGCCCGCCCCCAGACCGATAGAGTCTACGAGGATTTCGACGGGCTGCTTGCTGGGCGGCAGGGCCTCGTATTCAGCGACGACGGCCCCGGTCAACTGCATCAAGTCGAGACCCTTCCAAGTCTGTATCTCCTCGACAACCGAACCGCGGCGTTTGGCGAGGGCGCTGGCGTCGCTGCCCATACGCGCCACGTCCAGACCCCATACACCCAGTGCAGTCTCGCTGGCCTTCATCTCGCGGTTCATCGCGGCGTCGATGAGTTCGACCGGGATCACCGTATCTTCTTCACGCGGCGGGAAGTTGCCCAGAACGCGCACATGGTAGGCAGGGCTGTCCTCGCCGTACCGCAGTTGCATCTCCTTGACGAAGGCGTCGGACACACGCGGGCTGTCGAGGCACGACACATGGAACGTCTTCCATTCGCCCTTGAGGCGGTTGTGCGTGTCGTAGAAGAGGCCAGTGTTTCTGGTAGGGTTGCCTAGCAAAAGCGTGGTGGCGCTGTGACCCGACATGGAACCAGACGCCGCTTCGAAAACGCTTTCCGGAATACCTGACGCCTCATCGGCCACCAGCAAAACGTGGTCGGAGTGGATACCCTGCAAGGCTTCCGGCGTTTCAGCACGCGATGTACGCGCAGAGATAAAGGCTTCTGTGGGGGCCGCTTTGAGTTCGATGCGGTCACTTTTCACCTCGACCAGCGTTTTCAGCACGTCAGGTAGTTCGTTGACCCATCGCTTCAGTTCGGCGAACATGGCGTCGAACAACTGGCTTGAGGTCGGCGCAGTCACGACCACCTTCACCGGATAGCGGGTGAGGAAGTAGTGCAACATCGCCCACGACGCGGCCGTAGACTTACCGACACCGTGGCCTGAGCGCACGGAGATGCGCCGGTGGCCTGCGCTGATGGCTTCAAGGAATTTGATTTGCCACGGGTCGGGCTTCACGCGGAGGACATCACGGACAAAACCGACAGGGTCGTCACGATACTTCTTCAGGAACATCAGGAAGAAGTTCGGCTGCTGCTGACTGCTCTGGGACATAAGGTCCGCAGCCTCTTTCGCGGCCTTGGCGGCGCGGGACGGGTTGTCTGTCTTCAGCTTCGGCTCGGCCGACTTAGGAGCGGCCGTGCGCCGGCGGCGCGGCTTAGGGCTGGTGGACGAAGTCATAGTGCTCTCCTGTGATGATCTTGCGGACCGTGACGTGGCTGATGTCGATGCCGTGCTTCTTGGCCACAATCTTCACTATGTCCCGATAACTGTGGCCCTTCAAGCGGGCCGCCTTCATCGTGATGATCGCGTCCTGCTCCTCCGGGTTCTCCCGCAGCCGCGAATTGCGACCATTCCCAGACCGTGAATAACCGAATGGCGGCTCGCCCCCGAGGAACCCACCGGCCTGCTGCTTGGCCTTGCGGCCGGCAAGGACGCGCTCACGAATCCGGCGGCGCTCTTCGCCGCTGAACACGGCCATGATCTCAAGCATGAACCGGCCGTTCGGGTTGCTCTTGTCCATCACATTGCCGTAGCCATTGATGATGAGGTTTATCCCGGCCTCCTCCCAGTCCCCGATCACATTTAAGGCATCGCGGGCGTCGCGGAACATACGGTCGAGCTTCGATACAATGACGGTATCGCCGGCCCGGAGGAACGCCAGCTTGCACCCTTCTTCTCGGCGCAGGAGGGGGACGGCGCCGGACACGCCCCGCTCTTCATAGATGTGCTCAAGCTCCAGATTGTGCGTGATCGCTATGCCTTTGATTTGGCGGGCCTGATCTTCAAGGCTGGTGTTCTCGACCTGATCTTCGGTCGAGACGCGGGTGTATCCGTAGACTGCCACTGTGCTTCTCCTCAGTTGGTAAGGCGATACGTAACGAACGCCTTAACACTCTGCAAGCACAAAATTGCAGAATTTTTGGAAGGGGCAGTCTGTTCGGCGAAGGGCCGGGGTAGGGGGGTTTCCGCCAAAAATCGGTATCTGTCGGGTTATACGCACGCCACCCCCCGCGACTGGCAGGGGCGGGGGGGGTAAAAAAACGATTGGGCAGGGCGTATCGCGCGCGCGCACCGAATAGATATCTTTTGATATCAATATCTTGCAGGGTGCATCGCGTGGTAAGGCGTTTTACGGCGCTTCCAAATCGGGTCAGAGGCGCAGCCATGCAAGCATCGTGCCAATCTGTCTCTCCCCCTCAAAACAATATCGCCCGCCGACTATGCATACGTATTCAGAACGAAAGTTCTTGAGTAGGTGAACGCCGTTCGTATGCTTAGGGTGTCACCAAGGAAAGGAGCGCTGACATGGATACTGGAACCCGCATCACTGTTACCCGGTATGGCACTACTCAATCCGGCACTGTCACCCGCACGGGCGGAAGCGGCGAGATTGTCTTTGTGGTTATGGACCACGACCGCGCAACACAACGCGAACGTTGGTTCCATCGTTGCAGCGTCCAAGCCGCTTAAGAGGAAAGGAACGCGTAATGCCCTTTGAACTTTTCATGTTCTGCGTATTCGCCGCGATGATTTTCGTCGTCTGCTATCGCAACAAGTAAGAGAGGATATAGAAATGTCAGACCTTAAAGCACATTGCGAAATGATCGCCCGCCAGATTGAGACTGGCGAATATGATTTCAACGCTGATAGCGGCAATGATGAAAGCCCCAACGCTTATGACTATTTGAGCGGCGCGCTCGACATTGAGTATGTCAAAGATAGCTCCGGCGACTATCGCGGCGCGATTGTTCTAGTCGCTTTTGGCGGGCCAAACATCTGGATCGACACGCGATGGAAAGAGGTTCGCGGCGCATGGTGGGGCGAAAGCTGCACTATTCCCTATAACCGCGACGAGTTGGGCCTCGACGAGTGCCTGCAGGACCTGTGCTACTGCTAAAGATGGAGACTAAACCAATGCAAACTTACATCGTAACCCTATGGAACCCCGAAGACGGCGAGGTATTTCTCGCCGCCGAGGGACAGACAACACCGCATGAAGCGCAAGCGGCGCGCTTCACCGACATTCACCACGCCGAAGCAGCCGCGTCGCGTATCATCGGCGACGGCTGGGCCTACGCAATCGAGGAAGACGAGCTATGAAACCAACAACGCAAGACCGCACATATTGGCGGGGAGAGCGCGCCGTCCGGCTTATCGAGGCTGGCAAGGCAAGCGGACACGAATTGGCAATCGCCCTGGCGGAACGTCTCGAAGACGAGCGCGAGCGGCGCAAAGCACTAGAGGATGAGGGCTGAGACATGGACATTCTGAAGATCGAGACCGACACTATCTGCTCCGACGCGGCGCTACTGTTCCGCCGCCGCCAGAAACTGCAACGCGATCTTGCCGAGGTCGAGGCGATGCTGGCCGACAAGCGCAACGAATACCGCGACAAGATGCGTGTCTTTGGAATGGGCCTCAACCATTTCGAGCAAGCCTGCAAGGCGCGCGGGTTCCTACTGTGACCGGCGCTGAGTTTAAGGAGACACGAGCACGCCTCGGCTGGACGCAAAAGCAAACCGCAGAACAGCTAGGCGTAACGCTACGATGCGTTCAAATGTATGAGGCAGGCGACCGCCCTATCTCTAGCCCCGCTGCAAAACTGCTAGGCTTGCTGGCAAGTGGATAAGGCAACACGGGACGCGCGCATTGCCCTACTAGTATACCTCGGCCTCTGGCTGATCTATCTGCTCTAACCTCGACGGGCTGGCCTATTGGTCGGCCCGTCTTTATATTGTCCGCCGTTCAACAACCCTCAGAGGAATGACATGGCCGGACATATCAAGCGGCGCACTATCGCCAGCAATCTCGACAAGGTCGGCGAGCATACGCTGCTAGAAAAGATTGCCAGCGGCATGACGATGGCGGGCCTCGCCCGTGAGCTACGCATCAGCAACCTCTCGCTCTATCATTGGATCAAGCAAGACCCCGACAGGCAAGAGCGGTTCCGACAGGCCCGTGCGCTTGCGGCGGATGCTTGGGCGGAAGAGTGCCTCGACATCGCGGATCAAGCGGACGGTGTCACGGCCAACGCTGACAGGCTGCGCGTAGAAACTAGGAAGTGGCTGGCCGGTGTCACCAACCCTGACAAATACAAGTCGGCCCCTGTCCAAGCGGCGGTGCAAGTGAACGTCAACCAGATGCACCTCGACGCCCTCAAGCAGCTCAGCCTTGGCAACGAAGGCACCACCGTTGAGGTCTCTGTGCCGATCAAGCAAGTCGCCTCATCAAACCTCGATGTGGACGACTTGCCCGATCCGAACAGCGACGACATGTGGGATTGACCCCGTTAAGGCGTTAAGGCGTTCCCTGTTAAGCCGCCGGACGCCTTAACTGCCATCGCCTTAACACTTAACACTTCTCGGCCGAAAGCAATATTATTACCCGGTTTGGGGACGCTTATCTCGGCCTTCGGGACACTTCCGGGACACATAGCCCAAAAAAAATCCCTTTATGTTTCAATACTCCGGGACACATGGGACGCTTGGGACACTTATTTCCGAGTTTATACCCCCCAAAAAACTGTTAAGGCGTTTTAGAACGCCCTACCAGAACCGTATGCGGGTATTAACTCAGATTTATGTGTCCCATGTGTCCCGAGGGGCCAAAATCAAGCACTTAAAGTGTCCCGGAAGCGTCCCGTAAGCGTCCCGAGCACCTCTCTAAGCGTCCCCACCCATTTCATCCACAGTCAGGGCCGAAATGAGCCTGTCGAGATACCACCGAGCTTTGTGGAGGTCCTGCACCCCGTTCTTGTATCGGTAGCGCCAGACATACTTCTCGATGTTACCCTTCAGGTAGCCATGGAACTCTTCGCGGCTCATTGAACTCTCAATCGCCTCGATGCACTCCACGCCCCCTTGCCGGTAATGCTCCGGCCGGTTGACCATATCCGTCACAGAAAATCTCCTTCCTCGTCACCATCATCAAACACCACGCGCACACCGAAGAACTCGGACGCCGCATCCTGCCGCAGCGCGTCGATCACCATCTCATCCTCGTCGCCAATGAGAAGCTCCAAACCACGGAACACACGCTTCGTACGTGACGCCCGGTCCTTGGCGATCTCATAGCCCTTGGCTCTCATCTCCGCCGAGAACTTGCGCTGGCTCCAGTCCTTGCCCTTGGCCTCGTTGCTCTGCCGCGCCCAGTCCCGGAAGTCATTGAACGCATCGGTCGTCCCCATTTCGCTGTTGGGATTGACGACGCACCGCTCCTCGATCCAGCGGCCGAGAGCATCCTCGCCCTCAAGATACTCCTGCGTCGCTCGGACAACCACCTCGGGCGGATTCAACCCCTCAGCCAGCCAGAGCTTGGCCCCTTCCACCACCCACGCAAGGATGGCCGGGTATTCCTCCTTCAACTTATCCGGCAGGTCTACATCCTTGCGCACCGGCTTCGTCTCGAACGGGATGAGGTGCATACGCCGCCGCATTGCATCATCCACATTAGTAATCTCCGGCTTCGTATTCCCGGCGATGACGAGCGTGAACTGCGGGTCGAACGTAAACAGGTCCTGCCGCATGAAGCGCGCGCTGATCTTGTCCCCGCCAGTCAGACTCTTGACCTTGGCCTCGTCCCACTTCCTGCTCGGATCAATTTCCTGCGCGTGAACGAGGCGTGCTCCCATGAGAGCAGCCAGCTCAGTCGGATGCCGCTGATTGTTCGACGCCAAGAAAACGTCCGCGCTGGCCACCGCGGCGTAATCGCCAAGGATAGCACCTACCGCGCCAAGGAACGTCCCTTTGCCATTGCCCCCGGAGCCATGCGCAAACGCAAGCACATGCTCCTTCACGCTACCCGTCGCCGAGTAGCCCGCGAGCCTCTGCAAATACGCCTTCAACTCCATGTCCCCGTTGCACGCCTCATTCAGAAACGCGTGCCACTGCGGACAGCCGCGATCAAAATCCACCTCGACGGCAGTCACCTTCGTGCACAGCTTCGAGCGATCATGCGGGTGCAACTCGCCCGTGCGCAGATCGACGATCCCGTTCTTGCAGTTAAGGATATAAATATCCCTGTCCAACTGCTCGGTCGTCACCTGCATCATCGGGTCCGTCTCGGCGATCTGCGCCACGTTGCGCATCACCGGCCACGACGCCACGCGCGACGCCACCCTCTCGCCCTTCGTCGCCGGTGTCACCTTCTGCAACGCCTCGGCCGACGCCTTCGAACAAACACTGCGCGTGAACGCCATGTGCCTCTTGGCCACATCACGCCCCCACTTGACCCCGTCCCAAGCAATCCAGCCCAGCCCACCGGCCACATACCGTATGTCGGACACGTGAAGGCGGGCCAGCCGGCTTGCCAACGCGCTGTCCGAATACTCCACCGGCGTCTCACTATCACTCGCCAGCAAGTCCGAGTAATCCTCATCGTCCGGATCAATCGTATCGAACTCCGTGACCTCAGGTTTCAACCCGAACGCCCGCGCCTTGTCCTCGATCCAATCCCAACCCAACTCATAGGGCGGGTGCATACGGCCGAAGTCCGCCTCGATATTCTCTACCGAATTGACCCCGTCCTCCCACGACAGCGCCCACTCCGTGAACAACGCCAACGCCTCACTCTCATTGTCCGGGCCAGCCGCAGCCTTGATCGCATACCCCATCCGGATATAGTCGTCCCGATCCGGAAAATGCTCAGACGTGTTAGGGACCATTCTAAGGGCCGCTGAGAGCCTTTCCACGCTCGGAGCTACTAGGGTAGCCTGATTGACGTTCGAACGCTCCACGGCCCTCTCAGCGGCCGTGTCGGCATGAATAATCTCACACCCAGTCATTTCCAGCGTCTCGACAAGGTCCGCAAAGAACTTCTCGACCTGCTCCCTACCCACCTTGCGAAGACAGCGCGGCCCCCGCGCCGTAATATCTTGGTCGAGGGTGTAAGGTTCCTTGGTGACGGGATGCA